GGTCATTCGGTTGTTTGGTTTAAATCCTACTGTTGGCATTACTTTTTCTCCTGTTCAGGTTTAACGAGTTGCTCTGGGCAAGTACCTGTAGCGGTACAGATCGGGGGCTTACATTCGGCATTTTGCCAATTCTGGGGGTCTTGGCACTTATATCTAAACCTATCTTCACAGGCAGACAATAGAACCAGTGCCATTAAGCAAACTATTTTCATTTCTCTTTCTCCCTTTCCTTCTGTTCAACCTGTCTTCTCAACTTCTCAACCTTTTCAACTTGAGACTTGACTTCATTCTTTGTTTCCAAGATGTCCAGATACAGCATTGCGCCCAATGGAAGTAAGAGTGCGATCAACACACAGCAGGCTATCCAAGCAATCACTTCTTCCCCCAATGGCTTACGAACACGAACCACAGCCACAGGTAAAGGAGGAAGATAGAAGTCGCCACCACTGACGCTAGCTTTGCTTGTAGGTTTCTTTCTTCCTCCTTGCGTAGCCATACCTCTTGCCTCTTTTTAGCCTCTTCTTTCAACCTTGCCTGAGTTTGCTCCTCCTCAATCTTGTCCTTCATGTCGTATACAGAACTGTACAAAGCACCCATCTCAGGGGGCGCACTATAGACGAGGCACTCACGAATCTGAATCACCAACCTATCCATCTCTTGCTGTGCCATCACCCTCTTTAAAGCCGCTTCCATGTGGTTCTGGTCAGGGTCATAGACTGTCAGACTCTTTTCCTCTTCCTCTCTGATATGTGCCGCAAGTTGCTCTTGAAGTTTGAAGAACTCTGTCAGATTCTTTACGATGTCTATTTTGACTTGAGTCTCGTCAACATCGACATAATCTGATTTCTTAGGCTTAGCCACAGGCTTTGCAACTTGAGGCTTTGGGCTACCAGCAAAGAACTTGCGTAGCTTGCTCCATAAGCCACCAAGTTCCTTGCCGATAGCCACAACTTCATCAGCAGTGGCTTTGACTTGGACAAAATGCTCACGAGCTGATTTGTACAATTCAACAGACTGCTGTATTTTTGAGACAAGCCCTGCCGCCATAAGGCAAATCGTGATTGGGTCAATTTCAGTCTCCTATTGGCTAAATAAGCCCATTGCATTTTGAATGTTTGGTGCGGCTGTACCAGACATAATGCCAACAGATGATGGACTCAAAATAGTCCTACCTAAAGCTGGTAAAAGTTCTGGAACATCTTTACTGATTACATCGTAAAGACTGCGACCAGCCAACTCTTTTCCAATTTTTTGCAACTTCTTAGGGTCTGTTGTTGTCAAAATTCTAACCATTTCAGTGGCAACAGCCCTAGTTTGTTCATCACCTAAGTTTGCATAGTCTCTTTGCAATGCCCTAGTCAGAATGCCTTGAATACTCATCACAGGCATTTCACGCATAGCTTTACCGCCAGCACGAACATCTTGAATTGCTTGAGTTCTTTCGGCAGTTTGTGACCCTTGTAAAACTTGTTTTGAAGTGCTTTTCATCTCAACTTCAGTTTTCAAGTTCTTAATGAACTGACCAAAAGACTTGTCTCCAGCTTCATCTTTAGGAAAAGTCTCACGAATAATTTTTAAATTTTTTGGGTTATTGATAATCTTCAACGCTGGATTTCCAGTTGCACCTACAACCGTATCAGCCACTTGCGCCCCACCTATTCTGTCTAAAAGATTTTGCATAGTTCCAAGACGCAAACCTTCAAGTTCCGATTTAGTCATTGTCTTCATATCGTTTAACAAAATGTCAACATCTTTAGGGCTTTTGTTGAAGACTGTCCGACCCTCTTCCATAGCATCCATTACTGCTGTATCAGATGCCCATATGCGCCTTGCATTTTTATATGTGCCATTAGATGAATCTAACAACGCAAGGAAATTTGATCTAGTGTCTTTAAAGGCATTGAGTTGAGTTGACCCAATTCCACTAGTTGGACTTTTGCCAGTAAAAATACCATCATCCAAACCCATTTTTACATAATGCAAAAAAGTTGTGTTTATACTTGTAACTGGATTCCCATCTGATGTAACAAGTTTTCCATTTACTACTTGTACATCAGGTAATTTAACTCCTTGTTCTTTGGCTAATTCTTGCGCTCTTACAAAAGCATTTTTAACGCTAGGTCTGTCCATCAAAGAAACCAACTCAGAGGTAACAGGAATATCTTTTTTCAACGCTCTCTCATAAAGTGCGCCACCAAGTTGAGATCGTGCTTGTTTCAGAGCATTGAACTCATCAAAGAATGCGGCTTTTGAACCAAAAGCAACTTGCAAGTCTGTTGTCAGTCTTGATAATATTCCTTTGTCTCTTTGCTCTATGAAATTTTTAGCAGTTGCTTTCCCAACGCTTGGTATGGTATTGGCGGCATCTAAATATGCTCTAGTATTTGCCCCAACATCAGCCAAAACATAAGGCTTTCCCTTACGCTCTAAAACATATTTAATAGCTTCATCAACCCCACCAACATCAGCCACTAATGCTTGTTTAATTAGTGACCTAGCCTCATCAGTTCCTAGTTTTTGTGGGTTGTCAAAAATTGACTTTACAACACCACGATAAACAGTTCCACCAGCCATGCCTAACCCTTTGGTGAGAGGTAGCATCGCTAATGCTGTTGTACCTCCCACTGCACCGCTTTTCATAGACTCAGGACTAAACAATTCAGCTTCAGACTCACCTATTCCAGCAGTAACACCGCTAAGTGTGGTAATTCCAGCTTGTGCTGGCAATGAAGTTATTGGTCTTTTCGTGAGAAATGCTGGTGTAGCCGCACCAACAATATTAGCCGCAACTGATTTAACAGGGGACTCTTTACTATATTCTTCTAAACCAATTCGTTCCATTGCAACGCCAACATCTGATGGTGATGGTGGTGGTTGATCTGGTGTAGCCATGCCAACTTGTTTTGCAATTGCAGTTGGCGCAGGACTTAAATAAGATTTAATTGAGCCAATTACACTGTCAGAAAAATTAGCAGTTAACCCTTGCATAAACTGACCAAAACCTCCAGTAGTCCAACTCTTTGTTTCAAGTTGATCTAGCATTTTCTGACCATCAGGAGTTAACTTGCCCTCATCTTTGGCAATCATTAACTCGTCACGCAAGTCTAAAATTTGGTCTTTAAGAGATGACATTTTATTTTCCTTTATGGCTTAGTTAAACCGCCACGATTCAGAGTATCACGAGCGTTTGGTTGTCCTGTTCTTTTTTGTCCTGATGACCCAAGTGCGTTAAATTGCTCTCTAAGTCTATTTGCTGATGGTGCATATAAGGGGCTACTTTGTGTGTATGCATCAAAATCAGTATTAAATTTCACATATGCTTGAGTTGGATTTGTTGTTGTTAATTTAGTGTTTTGAGACAACCAAGTATTTGTAAATCTTGCCAAATCTTGGTCACGCTCAGCTTTTAACCTCAAGGCAGACAACATCAACTTATTGCCAGCAACTGTTTTTGACAGGCTAGGTGAACCAGTGTTGATGAACTTCAAATCAGTATCAGTTGGATTAACACCAAGTTGCTTAACTTGTGGCAAGACTAAGTTAGTTGAAATTGACTGTAATGCTTCTTGTCCAGCTAATCCTTTAATGTTGAAATCAGGATTAAACACTTGACCAACCCTACCAACTTGCAACATTGTTTCTTGACCAAATCCAGTTTTTACACCCTCATCTAACAAGATTTGCATACTATCAACAGCACTCAAAATTGGTCTAGCTGAACTTCCAGCCTTAATGTTTGATGTAATAGTGTCTGTAAGGTTTTCTCCAAAACCTTTTTGCATTTGATTCGACACATTTATGTTTGTAACAGGTCTTTCTCTTGTTGAAAGTTCTTCTGCTTTTTGGCTTACCTTATCAAGACCAGCCTGACCATAAGTAGAAAATATTTTCTTAGGGTCTGTTGTTTGATAAAGAAAATTAGCGGCATTAGCCATAGTTCCTGTAAATGGTTCAACTTTTTGACCTTGTTGAATTACTTTAGGAGTTTCACCCAAAACAGGAACAGACATTATTGTTTCATCACCTTTAACTGTCATTGTTTTGGGAGCGTTTTCCTCAAGGATTTTTCTACCTTCAGGTGTTTGGCGTAATTCAGCAACAATTGCTAGGTTAGGAGTTCCATCTGGATTAAACAATCCTTGAGCCAATTGTTGCGCTCGCATTGATTTAATACCTTGCATACTGTCAAGTCTTTGTTTGGCAACAGTTGCACCAACTTGACCATAGTTATTTATCAAGTCAGCGTAAACGGTTTGATCTATAGTGCCATCTTCTCTGACAAGTAATTTTGCCTTTTCGAGTGCATCGGCTTGTAGACTTCTTGCTCTGATACCCTCGCCACGCTCAATCAAAAACTTCTCACGCTCAAAGCCACGAGCCTCTGCAACAGCAGATTGCTCTTTTGCCCTCATCATCTCATTACGCAATAGGAATGCCGCTTCTTGGTCACCAGTTTGTAGTGCGGCTTGAATTGCTTGAGCATAAGAATCAGGATTGCTTGGGTCAATCATGCCAAGCAATTGCTGACGCTGAGTGATCTTCTGCAACTGTGGGTCAACACCACCCAAAGCCCCACCAATGGCACGACCTAATTGCTGTGCGCCAAGAGCAATGCCATACTGCCCTTGTTGCATAGGATTGAGTTCAGCCATACGTAAGGCTTGAGCCTCCATAGCGGCTTGACGCTGTTGCTCATATTGTTGTGGGCTTGCGAATAAACCTAAGATGTCGGATGTTGCCATGATTTATTCCTTATGTTTATGGGCGTGTGGCGTAGTAATCACCAAATACTGATGGGCTGATGTTGTATCCAGCCGCACCAGATGGAGCAGAACCAAACCCAAAGTTTATGCCTGATAGGTAATTACTTACGCCACTACCAAACTCAGGGCTTCTAGCCAAGTTCATTAAGCCAGTTCCAATTCCACTACCAGCCGCACCTTGAATAGTCTTAGCCGCACCCATGCCACCAGCAAGCAGTGATTGACCAACATTACCACCAGCAGTAGCAGAACGACCACCAAGTTCAGAACCCAAAGTTAAAGGCTGTTGACCAAGTTGCTCAATGCTAGAACCAGCACCCAAATAGGTTGTAAATGGAGTTAAAGCACCGACTTGACCAGCTTGATACTGACCCATCAAACCAGCACCAGTACCAAACAACCCTGCACCAAAAGCCACATTCTGCTGACCAGCTTGTTGAGCTTGTGATGCCAGTGTTAAGTCTTGTTGCGCCAATGCGTTGTAGTAAGCCTCCATCTCAGGAGTGGTAGCACCCAAACCAGCCGCACCGCTAGGTCTAGCACCTGTAGCACCAACAGACAAACCACCACGACCTTGTTGGAACAACTGGTTTTGCAATTGAGCCATTTGTCTTTCACGACTAGGCGCAAGCAAATCTTGTTGCTGTTGCATATATTGAGATGCAACTTGTTCAGGAGACTGCTGTAGATACTTCTGACCCAAATCAAACAGTCCAGCCGCACCAGTTTGCAAAGGTTGATACTGTGTTCTAGCCAATTCCGCATCAGTTAAAGCAGTACCTGTGAGAGCCTGTAATCGGTCTTGATAGCCTCTTAATTCAGGAGATACTGTGTAACCAGCACCAGTTAGATAACCACTAGGGTCAAACTGGAAGTTGGAACTACCATAGCGAGTAGTTACACCAACAGGGCGAAACTTAGCCGCATCAGCCGCAATTCGTGCCGCCTCAAGTTGTGATTTTGCAGATGTTTCAGCCGCATCTTTAGCGGCTCTACTTTGCATCGAACCGCCAAGCAGTGATGCTCCTGCTGTAATTCCAGCCGCAATAAATGGCATATCAATCTCCCTTAATCAAAATTTCATCCACTTTTGACGGGTCTTTCTCGTCTGTGGCATGAATACAAAACCAAACACAATCTGTTATCGCTTTGACTCCATGAGTCAATCCTGCTTCAATCTCAATACACGCTGGCGCAGAATAAATATCAATTTCAGTACCACGCAACACAGCAACCTTGCCATGCGCCAATATCGACAAATGACTGAAGTCATGCGTATGCTTCAAGATGCTCATTCCAGCAGTAAAGAATGACTCTTTGGCATATAACCCATCACTGAAATGATGAGTAATTCGATATTGAGTGTCTTGAACCATCATGCTGTGCGCTTCCATATATAGACAGTAATGTACGGCTGATAGTTAGCATTTGTGCCACTTGAACCAGTTGTACTATTTGCAACACTGATACCAGTGACAGCACTTGCGGTCGTGGTTGTAGTATTTGTTTCCCTTGGAAATCCTAAATTACCAGCTTGGAACTGTGCGCCAGCTAATGTTCCTGTATTAGCGGTATGCGTGTGTCCAGCGTCTGTAACTGTTGCTGTGTGCGTGTGGCTAACAACGATTGCATCTGCACTACCACCAGTTTCTTCAGCAGTGTCAAACAGTGCATTGCCTGAGTCAAAACCAACCATGACACGACCAGCGGCAAATGCAGTCCATGTACCAAAGCCAAGCAATGTTGCAGGGTTAGTGCTGACAGAAGCATTTGTGTAAATTGAGCCTACTGGATACAACAAAGCAATTGCCGCCTGAACAAAAGCAGTTGTAGCTAATGCAGTCGAACTATTACCTGATGATTGAGTAACTCCAGTTGTTCCTGTAGGAAGTACAGGAGAACCAGTAAAAGTAGGACTTGCCAAATCTGCCTTAGTCGCAACAGCAGTAGCAATGTTGTTGAACTCTGTATCAATTTCAGTACCTTTGACAATCTTCAAAGGATTGCCAGAAGACAAATTGTCTTTGGTGGCAAAGTTCGTGCTTTTGGTGTAGTCACTCATAATATTCCTTTAAGTCATCTTGCCATTTTTGGCTTGAATTTCAATTTTCTGAATAGACAATGCTGAACCATTGATGTTTGATTCATAACCAGTTTGAACAACTTTGCCAGAACCTGACGCTGGAACTACCAATGTCTGCAATGCAACGCCATCAGAATAATAAGCAATCGTTGTTGCGTTTGCACCATACTCAGCAATGCCGTAGTAATAAACACCTTGTGTTGGAATAACTGCATTGTCAGACAAATAGTTTGTCTTGAAGTCAAAACCCCATTTGAATGTAACCACTTGATTTGTTCCACCAATCACAACAGTAGACAACTTCTTCAAGATTGAAGTGACATTCTGATCGCCAAGGTCAGCATGGTTTGTGTAATACAACATACGATAAGAAGATTGGTAATCTTGATAGGTGTTGTAATAACCTACATAACCATTCTTACCAATGTAAAGGCTTCCATCTCTGCGAGAAAGCAAAGACTTAGGCGTGATTGAATCCCAAGTAGTCACCCTTGCAGAACCATCAGGCAAATAAGCCTTGGTATCAAAACACCAAGTAGTGTCAATGCTAGGAGTTACCAACAGATAGAACGCTTCACGCTCTGAATAGACAGACTTGATGTTGGTCAATGTCTCACCAGCCACAGCACCCATCAAATCATTACGAATGTTTTTAGATAAGTCTCTTTCAGGAGCAGACTTCTCTTGAATCGTTCTCATCAATGATCTGACACCAGAATTTGACAAGAATAAAACATCAGTGCTTGTGGTCTGAATACTATCTCTGGCAATGCAACCAATGCCTTCAACAGTGTCACTGATTGACATGGTTGATGGTGCAGTAGCACCTTGATAAACAAGAATCTGACGCTTGCCAAAGATGAACAAGAAACCATTGTG